GTATTCAATCAGCTAAAGGTGAAAACTTTACAGCTGCTAAAAGTTTTGAAGAAGCTAAAGATGTAATAAAAAAATTATTAGTTACCAATGATGATTGGGTTAGTGCTAATAAAAAATACAGAGTATTTTCTGAAACTTTTGAAAAACCATTAAGTAAAGGTTCAGTAACAGAACTGTTTAACGATCTTAAAAAAGGTAGATGGATTGAAAGCTCTAAAACAAATGCAAATATTTATAAATATATTACATCACCAAATGTTAGATCAGCTGATATAGAAAAATTAGCAACAGCAGTTAATAAAAGTGGTGTTGAGGGTGCTTGGGAAAATATAGCAAGTGATTTCTTTAACAATGCTTTCAATAAAGCTGCTATTGATAATATGAATAGAGGTTTAAATACTGGTAACAATTTTTATAATGCAATTTTAAAAACACCTAGAAACAAAGAAAACTTTACTGAGGTTATGTATCAGTTAGCTTTGACAACAAATAAAAATGTTAAAAAATCTGATGTTCAAAAAGCAGTAACTTCTTTTGCTAATGTTTTAAAAGCTAGTGGAGCTGGTGGTAAAGTAGGTTCTACAACTGCTACAAACATAGGTGCTAAAGAACAATTAAGTAAAACACCATTTGATGTCATAGAGGGTTTTGCATTAACTGGTATTAAAAAATGGTTTGGCGAAAGAGCATATAGTAAATCATCACAAGAAATTGCAGAAGCTCTTGTTAGTAAAGATGGTATTAATGCTTTTATAGATTTAGCTCAAAATTGGAAAAACAAAAACAAAGCTGTAAGTTTGATAAGAGCTTTAACTATTGGAACTGATGAGTTAGAATAATGCCGACACAATCACAAAAAAACACAGAGCAAATTATAAAGTTACAAGGTGAGATCAAACTCATACACAACAAGATTTCAGTAATAAAGGATAATCATTTAGCTCACTTAGATATTAAGGTGGATAATGTTTATAAACTTTTATGGGCAGTAGGTCTAATAAGCCTAAGTTCCTTGATAAGCCTAGTAGTAAATCTACTAAGCTAACAACAAATATCAAAGGCACAATTGGTGAGTACCAAGAAATAGTTAATTTGACTAAACAAGGTTATTGGGTGGCCAAAGCTTGTGATCCACAATGTCCATTTGATTTAGTAACAGTTTCGCCTGATGGCAAAGTCAAATTGCTTGACATTAAAACTAATACATATCGCAAAAACGTAAAATCGTACCGCAGAAAAATTTGGCGTACACCATCTGCTAAGCAAAAGAAATTAGGAATAAAAATTGTGATGGTAGATCATGGTAACGAACAAAATTAAATTATTTGTAAATAAATTTTCTTTAGCCTGGATAGCTTGTATGCTTTGTATGGTTAGAGGAGATTTGTCAGTATTAAACATAGGTCATGCAATAGTAGCTTCTAAAACAGGAACGCTTACAGGCATAATTGTTGTACTGATGTCATTAATAAAATTACAGTTTAAATATAAACTTCCTATATTTATGTTTATAGGTTGTTTTATTGGCGATCTAATCACCCATGATACACACTATGGTTATTGGTGGACAGAAGCAGCTATTACAGCATTGGTTGCATCATCGCTTAGTTTCGCATTAACATTTACACCAGCTGGTAAAAAAATTGAAGAATTTTTAAAATGAAAAATTTTAAACTATCAGAAGATACAGGAATACAATTACCAGCAAAGAATCTTTTAATGATTGTAGCTGGTGCAGTAATTGCAACAGTAAGTTTTTTTGAATTAGAAAATAGGATTGGCTCACTTGAAACAAGTAGAGAATTATTTCAAGCTGATCTGTTAAAAAAATCAGAACAATTACCTACTGATCAAGAGCAATTTATGTTGCTAGAACATATAGCTTCACAACTAGAGTCTGTGCAAAAAGAAATGGAACTCATGAGAAACAACAATGTAAATATTAAATACGCCATGAGTGACATAGAGAAAATTAAAGAACAATTAGAAATCATAAAAGATAAAGTTAGAGCTAATGGAGATCATTAATGGAGCAGATAGTTATAGCTTTATTAATGCTAGTTAATAATGAAATTAATGAAGCAAGATTACAACCAGATTTAAGCACTTGCCTATCTGGTAAGCGAAAAGCAAATCGTAGCAATACTGGAACTAATGTTGAATACAGATGTATCAAATCAAAAGCAGAGCTAGAAAAAAACATTGATGGCTCTTATTCAATTAAAAAACTTATTTTAGAATAAAATGTTAGATAAAATTATTTATAAATTATTTGGTTATTTAGATTCTTTTGCGGATCACTTAGATAAAATAATATTTCCAAAACCTAAAAAAAGAAAAAAAAAGAAATGTAAGAATTGTAAATGCAATTGTCATTGCAAAGATGATTTACACATAAATAAATTTGACCAGGAACTTTGTAACTGTGAGGGTTGTAAATGCTAGGAGAAGATTATGACAGTTATAGAAAAAATTCTTTTAGCAATAGAGTGCTTTTGCCGAAAAATCTATTCTAAGGTTTGGTACTACCGAATTGTATTCACAACAAATCTAACAAGGAAAACTAATGTACGAAGAAGTAAAAGAAGAAATTAAGCTTTGTGAGGGTTATGTAAATAAGATTTACCAATGCTCAGAGGGTTTTGATACTATTTTTTATGGACACAAAATAACACCTGATGATGATTATGAACATGGTATTCAATACACTAAACAAGAGGGTGAGCTTGTATTTGAAAGAGATTTCCAAAGAACACTAGAAGCTGCCGAAAGACTTATTGGTGATAGAGCTATTAATAACATGGCTAAAGAAGTTATTATAAATATGGTCTATCAAATAGGTGAGGGTGGCGTATCTAAATTTAAGAATATGTGGAAAGCACTAGACACTAAAGATTATGGTGAAGCTAGTTTCCAAATGCTTGACAGTTTATGGGCAAAACAAACTCCAGCTAGAGCTGGTAAGCTTGCCGGTAAAATGAGAGCAGCAAAGGAGGTCTAATGTGGTTAAGTGCAATTAAACTAGCTTTAAACGCTGGTACTCATATCTATAAAAAGAAACAAGAAACTAAAATGCTAATGGCAGATGCTCAAGCTAATCATGCCTCTAAGATGGCACAAGGACAGCTTGAATACTCTGGCAAACTTTTAGAAGCCAGGCAAAATGATTACAAAGATGAGGTAGTTCTTGCCATACTAACTTTGCCAATTCTAGTTTTAGCGTATGGAGTTTGGTTTGGTGATGAATCTTCTATGGATAAGATTAATTTATTTTTTGAACATTTTAACAATTTTCCCCAATGGTTTGTAAATCTCTGGATTCTTGTAGTTGCTTCAATATATGGAATTAAAGGAACACAGATATTTCAAAACAGAGGTGTAGGCAAAAAATAATAAATGTCTGACAACCTAGATTTGATTAACGAATATAAAGAACAAGTTCGTATCTTAAAGCAAGAAGTAGCTGAGCTACAAGATGCTGGTAAGTCTAAGGACTCTGCTAATAAAAGATGCTTACAGAAACTTGAACATTCACAACAAGACTTAGATCAAGCTAATAAAAAAATAACAGAGTTAGAAGATCAACTACATAAAATTAATAAGAAAGACAATGAATGAAATTTGTATTAGTGGTAATATTTTGCTCTGCCTTAGAACAAAATTGCTTACCACCACAAACAGCATCACAACACAGCACCTGGTACGATTGTATGATGGCCGGCTATAACAAAGCACAGACTTATACAGAAGATGTAGGTATGCAAAAAACAAATGAATATAAGTTGTATGTACAGTTTCAATGCAAAACTGTTAAGGAGGTCTAATGGCAACTCCATCATGGCAGCGTAAAGCTGGTAAATCTAAATCTGGTGGACTTAATGCAAAAGGTAGAGCTAGCTATAATAGAGCTACTGGTGGCAATCTAAAAGCACCAGTTACTACTAAACCAAGTAAATTAAAAAAGGGTAGTAAGGCAGCTAACAGACGTAAATCATTTTGTGCAAGGATGTTAGGTATGAAGAAAAGACTTACATCTGCCAAGACCGCAAGAGATCCTAATTCAAGAATTAACAAAGCTCTTAGAAAATGGAACTGCTAAGTGTCAAAAAAATTATGGAAGAAAACTAACATCTTAACTGATGTTGGTAAGTGTAGGTATTGCTCAGACAATATTGTTAATACAGATTCATTTGTAAGTTTTTACCCAGAGGGTCATGCTCATTATCTTTGTATGAAGAAAGATGACCATAACAAACAATTAAATAAGGATAAATAAACTATGGCAAAAAGAAAAGGTCTTTACGCTAATATCGCAGCAAAGCGTAAAAGAATTAAAGCTGGTAGCGGTGAACGAATGAGAAAAGTAGGTTCTAAAGGAGCTCCAACTGCTGCTAATTTTAAAAGAGCTGCAAAGACAGCTAAAAAAACAAAAAGTAAAAAGAGGTAAAAAATGGCAAGTAAATTTTTAAAACAAAACTTTAAATCTATGAATGAGGAAGATAAAGAAAAATTAAAAAAATTTAAAGGTTCTGTATCAGAGGGTGAAATGGATTTTATTAAATCTATTACTCCTAATGGATCTGCCTTAGATACAATAAGTAATTTAAAAAAATTATTAGAAGAAGATAAGTAATTACCGAATAGGAATATCTACTTATTAAGTAGGTATAGTTCTAGCTTTAGCTAGTGGGAAAGGGTGGGTACAGAATCAATTGGTATAGGTATAAT